TCTTGATCATAAAAACTTTTAAACCAGCGCAAAGTACTTACGCCGACCACTGGTAAAAACTTGTTTTCACGACCTGTGTACAATGCTGAGATATAAAAGTCAGACTTCCACATACCATGGATATCAGACATTTTAATTCCAGCAATCTCACCAACTAATTGGGAACGGTACACTTTATTGAGATAACTAATATACTTGGTAATAATTCGACGACAATTAACATTTCCATATGAGTCCATGCGCAATGCACAGGCTCGGAGATAATGCCATCGAATATCATCTTTTTTGGATGCAAACATCAAAGAGCATAAAACTCTTTCAGTATCTGACACAGGCATCCAAATCCCAAGTTCACGATCAAACGCAAACCCGGACGACAAAAACTTAACGTCGCGCAAAGCGCGACTCTCCCAACATGGGGTTTTGGTGACCACACCAATCCCTGACCACACATTGGCTATCGCACGTTGGTGAAAAAAACAATACGCTTCATCACTAATTGTGAGCGTATTGTCATCACCATACAGTGCCCCCTCTACATTACTCATAAATGAGCTGTAGGATCGTAAATCTTCTGGCACCAACAAGATCCATGCATAGGCTAGCAACGTAAATAATATTAAAGTATTATCTACAACCGTGTTACTACTACCCGACGGATTACTAGTGTGTTTCTGCAACAACTCACCGTTGTCCAGCACAATCACCGAGTTGATTATCGCCTGATAAACGCTATCCAAACGCCGCTCATTTGCAGGCGTTTGTGAGTCGGGGTCCATCATAGACCACCGAATATCGCGCACTCCAACTAGGGCACGCACAAATAAACTACCGTCATACTCACTCTCATCGAGCTCTATCGCATGCGGCAGCCGTTTCAGTCGGCGATACAAAGTATCCCAACCGTTCAAAAATTTTGACATTCCAACACATGACCAGGTTTTATTATTCGCTTCATAGAAGCGATTATTAAAATCCAGACACAGGCGGTTGGTCGCCACAGACAATTCAATTGGACAAGCAGTAAACGTTCTGATACGATTTTCATCGATCTTTACTCTTTCACGTAACTCAATCTTTTGCGAAACTGTCCATATAGGTACATATGAAGGCCCTACCGCGGACACATCTAATGCAATCTCTTCCCAATACCACGGCATGACGCCTCTACACTTTTCATCGTCCAACAATTCCTTCTTGTTGTGATACTTCAAGCTCCACGGATATCCGCAGCTGGTCGTAAGATCCATCTCCTGCAGCACTACTGGCATGTCTAAGAGACCTGAACCCATACAGAACGGAGCAAAATGACGCTTCGTCCAGTCTATAGCTAACAACCAAGCCCCCTCATCTAACTGAGGTTGTGGTTTATCATTTTTTGACGCACTCTTAAAACATGCGTCTATATTCGATCCACACATCCGATAATCACCACGAACGGTAACACCTTCAGCACGGCAAAAGTCAACAAATGAATGATTAATGATCTCGATATTTCGTTGTTTAGTATACCGATTCACTCTTCCAAGATAATCCACATTCCCTTTAACGAAATGCTTCTTAAAATGGGTGGATGGCTTCAAAGTAGCCCCGTCAAACCCCCGACTTAAGAACACAGTTTTATCAAAATAACTTTCATAAACCTGCGCCCATTGAACAAAGTCGGGGACGGGGCTATCTAGAAAAACGGCCCAGAACCACCAGTGGCCTTACTCGCAACATTAACTGTCACAGGAATAAAACCATTGGTACTTCCGGAGGTGAAATTATGAAATCCCACCACTTTTCCATCAGTGTTAATAACAGGCGCTGCACAATTACCCATCTGGCTACTACAATTATAAAAGGCTTTCTCATCACCATTTGTAGTATCCAGAACCGATATATGACCAGCATCTGATTTAAACACCCCATCAACCATATTTTGTTGGCTATCAAAACACACTAGTTGTACCTTAACCCCCTCACCTCCCAATGCGGGACGTGCACACGGCACCCCCTTAAAGGAAGAACCACGGGGAAAGAACAACAAATCATTTCCAATCACAACTCCCTTGTCACGAGGCAGAGACAAACATTCACCCCCCGCAAAACAAAAGCTAACAGATTTACTATCCTTGCTAAAAATATGAGAACAGACAACGATCCCATTCCATATCATAACGCAATTCATCTCTGAAAGTTGACCATTACAGTCTGACTTGGCCCAGCCAATAGACTGCAAAATTTTGCTTGTACAGAAACGTGGACCATTAACAATGGCTTCCTTACGCTCCGTCAAAACACTCTTTTGCTCAATTGCTATAGCAGCCTTACCATGATTGCGCTCAATTTTACTTGTCGCAAATCTAACATGATAACCACCGCACGAACCTACACAGTTCACCACTTCACACTTAGGTTTGAAATGAAAACCACCACATTTCTTATCGCAGTTGAACAATTTACAAGGTGGTCTCTTGTGATAATTCCCACAGGTCTTATCACAATCCACCACCTCACATGGCGCTTTACGCGCCTCCTTCTTATGATTACTCACCTTGCGCTCATGAGCGAGACTTGAACCTAAATCAAATCCCTGATTGCGCTGATTGAAGAAATTACTAGGAAGATTACCCTGGGTTTGATCCCACTCAAAATCCTCTTTATCCCTCAATTCACGCAACTGCTGCTTAGACATACGTTGCATGTTGCCCATTTCATCATGGGTAACAAACACACCTTCATCAGCAGCAGCATCAAACTGATACTCAATCCACAACTTCTTCTTACGAAGACCGTTGCCCGCAAGCTTACGATTGGCACGTGCAGAAAGACCTGCTTTTTGTTTATTAGACAAACCGCGGCCCTCCTTCTTCTCAACTGGTTTACGCTTCAACAAGCGTACAGCAGCCAACAAGGCGCCAAACAATAAAATACAAAACACCGGTAGAAAAGCAGGATACTTCTTAACAATTGACTCCATTGAGTCAAATGCCTCCATCTCTTCATACCCCAGTCCCCGCGTGTCACCATGGGCTCGCGCCTCAACTTCCCATGCATTACGCATGGAACGAAAAGCACTAATCCCACCGACACGTTCAACTGGTTTGGCAATAGGTAACTCACCAGAAGATTCTGGTGTGTCCACAATAACAGCATCCTCAACAGAACTGGGACTGTCAAGCCCCTCCTGTTTTTCATATACTCTTTCACCTAATTCATTAGCCACATCCAAAACGTCGGAGACATATCCAGACGCAACAAAGGGAACACCTTTAGTTGCGAATAAACTAGATATAACGTGATAACCACTACAAGTCTTCCGAACCATGGAAATAAGCATATTAAGTGTGCCCCACACATCACGCACAACTCTCCCGCCCTTCAACAAACAAGGGAGAACCGCAACCACTGCCATCAAATCAAATGCTTTCAGCACATCTGACTCTGACATGTGTCGCAGTCCTTCCTTCTTATGCCGGTTGGCAATTCGTGCATACATGTGACGCGCCAAAGTATAAACAGATACAAAACACGACAGATAAAAATACATACTAAGACCACGCCAGCTCTCACCAACGTGCCCTTTTAACACATCAACTCCATCAT